CCTGTTATATGTCGAAGCCCGAATAAATGTTGATGATGCAAAAACGTCTTGTCTGCTGAAATTGCCATTATCCCAGAATCGGATAACCCCATTTAGCGCTATTTCATTATTTGTATTAGATACAAGATTTGTAAGCGTACCTGTATTCCAGTTTGCTTGTGTGCGCACTGTATATGAGAGATCTGTCTTAGTGAGGGGAAAGCTCGTATTAAGCGTGAGTGTGAGGCTACTCAGAACTGGCGTATCTTCTACGTTTGCCCCTGGCAATTGAAAAAATTGATACGATAAATAAATATTTTTCCCGGTAAGGTCAAAGCCTGCTGGTAAGTTTGGCAGTGAAGCGTTGTTCGTGCATCGGATGAAGTTTTGATCATCAAGTGAGTACCACATTGCGAGTACAGTTTTGTCTGGTTCTACTACATTCCACGAGATGAAAGAGCCTTTCAATGCTTTGACACTACCAACTGAAATTGGACCTACGAGCCGATTTGACTGCGAGTTATCATAGAAGTCCTGTGTAAATTGCCTATAGAGTTGCCCTGTGTCCAATACATAGGTAGGAGCAAGCTCGTATGAGTCAACAACGGTCAGTGTGGTGTCCACATATCCATAAAATTGTAACTGCTGTGGAGGGCTTACAAGCAGCGTGGTATCGAATATATATGAAACCACATTTGCAGGTGGTACGATTTGATTAATAAAGAGTGCATTCGAGAAGTTGGCACGACGGATGTAGACGGTATAAGTCCCAGGTGTTGTACCTGCAATATCCAGTGATGCCGATACTGCCGTTTTACCGCCAAAGTCAGCTCCAATGGCAAAGCCACGGTTATACCACGTCGTCGTTGCAAGACCGGTGAGATCTATCGTAGTCGAAGGATCAAGCCCTTGCCCATCAAGATCATTCGTACCAAGACTTGTACTTGTGCCATCTGAAAATGTTATATTGATTGATGCTGTTGCTTGTGGACTGCTCGGATCGATGAAGATATCATAATTGAGATAGATATTTGATCCGCTCATTGCTACCGATCCGGTCCATAGTTTCATGCTTGATACAGTGTTGCCAACGTTCCCACTATTGAGCGTCGATACCATCTTGAGCGCTTTGGTTGATGTTGGTAGAAGAGTATTATTTGCTGCCACACAATTGGTGAGCGTCCCTGTGGCAAAGTTTGCCGTTGTACTCTCGCTATACGTGAAATCAGCACCACTAGGAGCCAGTTGCAACTGACCATCACCTGTGATCCCGTCAGGTGTCTGGATACTTGTTGTGTTGGTGAGGAGTCCAGTTGCAAAGTCAGTGATGGTGCTGTCATGTTCTAACGCATAATCTCCTATCACTCCCTCACTTGCAAGCGTGGTCTCTATGAAGTCAGCAACAATATCACCCGCCTTGAAGTTCACGTACGGTAACTCATTCGTACGCTTGTCAGGCAGATATTGATTGTCCATAGTGGTAACGATGATCTCTTGATACGTTTGCGATAAGTTAACCGCTAGCCGTTGAGGGAGTGCCGTTTGTACCCATCCGGTGTATTCAATGCCGAGTACGCTATCAGAGAAAACAATTTGTTGCCCTCGCAGAAAGAAAAGAGTACCAGTCGAATCCTCTACAGTCAATGAGAGGATTGAACGCTGAGAGTGCTGTGATGAGAGGTTTACGCTATTATTTTTTATGGTGACGGGCGTTCCCCCGATAGTGCAAGAAATTGTACTCATTTACATCATTATCCCAAACTGAGCGTGCATAATCGGTGCAAGTTGCGGCAAGATCGCATTTGCAACCTGTATCGAGTCGAAGTGAACATTGAGAACGAGCGGCCCCGTTGATCCCCCACTGCCCGCAAACATCCCTGCAAGGTTACTCCCTGCATCGGCCCCGATAGAAGGCAATGAGTCGTTTGGATACACGCTAGAACCAGCAGGAAGGGTAACAAGCTCCGGGCCTCTTTCACCGACGATAGCTGCACCACCACCAAAGTTCTGTATACCGCCTGCGAACATTGGCAAACCGGTAAACATCGCTGCAACATTGAATGTCGGATTAAGGTTCTGTGCGACCCAATTTGCAACGGCAACGAACGTATGGACAAGATCTTTCCCTTCCCATTGTGCAAGCCCGGCAAAGAGGTGCGTGAGACCATCAGCTTGCCATATGGGATTGCCAGAAAAGACGTGTGCAAGATCACCGGCCACACTCCACATAGGATTACCGATAAAGCTATGGAATAATTCCCCTGCCGCTTGCCATATCGGGTTGCCAATAAAGGCATGGAATAATTCCCCGGCTGTATTCCATATCGGGTTACCGACGAATGCATGAAACAAGTCCCCGGCTGTGTTCCATATGGGGTTGCCTATGAACGCATGGAACAAGTCCCCGGCTGTGTTCCATATGGGGTTACCGATAAAGCTATGGAAGAGATCGCCTGCAACGTTCCATGCAATGCTGACATCAAACGTCTTATTAAGGTCAAGCCCTGAGAAGTTTGCCGTGATGCTACTCATCATGTCCGAGTTTTGTAAGCTGTTTGATGGTATCTGCGTGTTTCCTACGGCATCAGCAACGCTCATCGAAAGCTTGCTGTTATGCACAAGGAAGCCACTGGCATAGTAAACGTGATCACCCGCAACCGTGAGGTTATAAACCTCATTGGCAATATGCGAGATGGTGATAGACTCTACCGCAAATTGTGAACCATCTTGCGTGATCACACGATCACCAACCATAAGCGTGCTACATGAAAGCCCTGCGTGTTCTCTTGCCGTAGTGATCGGATTGATTGACTTCCACCCTTGCGGCGTTGCAACCGGGTGCCCGTCAGTGACATACAGGATGGTTGCGTTGTTGAAAAGGACACGGTAAATACCCTTAAAATTGTACGTAAAGGCATCGTTAACACGGGCCGGGCCACGTGGGGATAATACCATCTCACCTACTTCAACGCGCTCAATTGGCTTGTATGAGCCGTTTGACATACTGATCATTGTACCAGCCGGGAAACATCCACCAAAGGAAGACTCATTCGTATAGGGCATTTGACCTAAGAGGCCATAGAAATAGTTTGCGTTCGGATCGTTGTTTAAGTCCCGTTGACTCATACCGTATTGTTGCCCTGATGCACGTACCATTTCAGCTTGCGCAACAGAGTTCATGGGATCATTGAAACCCGATGATCCAGACCAATGAGAGACATCATACATAGCAACTTGCTGGATGGCCTGTTGTTGTTTGAATTGGAGATAGGCGGCTGATTGCGCCGTTGCCATATATTGCGGATCTGAGGCCATGGCATAGTTTTGCTGTGCTGTTTGAAGCATCTGTGCATCTATGGCTGCATAATCTATTGTGGGTGTGTTTGCAACGTATGGTGATTTCATGCCAATCATAGATGCAGCGCTGTTTGCAGTCATGCGCCATCCAGCGCTTATTATATCCTGACCAATCGCACCACCTCCCGGCACTGTCATTGCAGTACCACCTACAAACATTGCGAGAGGCCCGGCTATGATGCCAGTGATATCTCCAAGATCCTTTCCTAATTGACCGAAATCACCTTGTTGTGCTGAATAGTTAAGCGCTTGCAAATCAGGGATAAGCTCTTTACCAAATGACTCAGAAAATACTTGTCCTGCCTTTGCAGCACTAATGGTAAGCTGATCAACGGAACCGGTAAAGGTACCGACCGTGTGGGCGGCTGGTCCCTCTGCTAACGCTGCCGCATCATAGATCCCTTGCGAGACAGCCTGTACAACCATGCCAATTGCCTGTATCGCAAAAATTGGCATGGCAAGCGTCATAAGCCCTTCAGATACCTGACTAAACGCCCCGCCAATCTCACTAAATATTCCCCCAACACTCATGCCTTTGGCGGCGCTTGATACTTCCTCCATACCCTTCCCAAACCCCGCAAGAGCATCACCTTCTTTTGCAACATTCCCAAAGAACGTAGCCGCTTTTGCGTCGGCCCCACTATAGCTTTTTGCAAGTGTGTTGACGGATTCCCCGGCATAGAGAGAATTATCGGCAAGTTTTTGCAAACGCCCCTGATATTCAGGACTCAGTTGTCCTACAAAATCACCCCATGAAATACCAGCCGCATCAATGCTATTTTGTAAGACAGTGAACGGCATGCTCATTTTTGACGCAACAGAAACCGCCTCATTAAAGGATGCAACAGGGGTACGCGCCATATTTGCAAATGCATCGGTAACACCGCTTACAGCCGGAGCACTTATGGTTGCTTGTTCGCTTAACGTTGTAAAACCTTTTTGCATGCTCTCGATCACGGGAAGTGTTGGCCGCATTTCTTCACTGAAATCTGCAACACTACTGCTTACCTGATCTATTTGTTTTGACGCTGCTTTTGCAGGTTCTTCAACGGCATTAAGCGCTTCCGAGAATTTGGGGGTTGACTCCGAGGCACTATCAAGCGCCTCATTCATTTTCTCTGTGCTACCTGCAACCATCATCGTTGACTCAGGTAACTTTTCTAGCGCGTCTCGAAGGACACCGGCCCCGCCTGCTGCTTTCCCTGATGACTCACCAAATGCGTCGAATTGCCCCGCCGCTTGTGCCGCCGTTTCACCGGCCCCTTGCATCCCAGACCTAGCCTTTTCAAGATCCTTTGCCGCCGCCTCACCTGCACCCCCCGTATACTCGCTTTCTATCTCTAGCTTGATCTTTTCATCTGCCATGTCCGTATCACCCCCTTTCCTAACCGTCTATGATCTGGTAGTCGCTTTGCGTCTCTGGTTGTGGTGGTTGTGGCGGTGGTTGTGGTCCTCCACCAGTAAACCCCATGAAATGTTTTGCAAAATCAGGATCAGTTGTGTCAATGATCTCTTCCTTTTGCGTCGGGCCGCGTTGATTGCCCTTACTCTCACCGTTAAATGCAAGGAGAATAGCGCGCGCAATAAGTTGTACAATACGCTCATCTTCCCTCTGCATGTATTCATACCACCCCGATAGCTCTGAGCTTGATGAGTCATTGAGCATCTCATCAAGGTGCCCATACCCGCGCATATGCGCAAGCCTGAACGTATTAAAAACTACCGGGTTATCTAGTTTTTTGCGGTATCCTCAATGCCCCCCTTGAGCAAGTGCGATAATTGCAAAATGACTAGAGCAAGTACCTCAACCGCCCGCCCGTCTTGTTGCTGCATGATTGCCTCACGGTGTCGTTCACTAAACACCTTATGGCCTGTGCGCGGATTATAACACCCTTCCATGACAATCTTATAGAAATGTGGCCTATAATCGTACGTACTTGTTTCCAGATTAATAGCAACCATTTGCAGATCAAAGCGTGCATTAGCCCCTAGTGCCCGGCAAAGGATCTGCACGTTCCACATAGGAACGTCCACCAATAGTTCTGCTGGTTTATTTGAAATGATGTGATTGACAAAATCTTCATCATTCTCAAATGATGGGAATTTATCAGACTCTTGCTGTTTTTCAACATCGTTTAAGTTAATGGTGTCTATGCTCATGTTATAACATCTTTACTGTTGCAGTACTAAATGACGATGATGTGATCCGGTAAATTGGCCCGGTGTTCACAAGATTGACGGTTTGCTTGTTCACATCTTGTGAAACAACGTTGGTATCCTCACCCGTAGTCAATGCGTAGAATTGCCATCGCCTAGAATTGGTTACGTCCCAATAGAATGAGCACACGATAATCCCCCCTGAAGTGTTCGTCGCGCCCATTTCAGTCAAAATCTTAGCGTCAGAGGCATACATTTGAACACTGAATGTTGCAGCCTTTGTAGTTGTCAAATTGAGCGCGTAGTTGCCCGTTGCACCAAAGGTAGTGATGTCTTTGGTATTGGCTTTCGCTTGCATCTTCCACATGTGTGCCCCCGGCAGTTGTGTAAGCGTGAACCAGGAACCGGCAAAGACACGTACAAAGTTATTTGTCGAAACCACACGCGCCGTATTGAATACGATCTCCCCCACCGGCCACAAGAACACGTAGTCGGTGACTGTCACCCATCCGGTTGTACCATTTGGGGAGCATTGTACCGTCATGGTTTTTGTTTGATCCCACGCGATATGCGTTGCCATGAAGTAGTGAATGTGATCTCCGCTATCGTTTGCCGTTTCTGGTGCGCCGAGCGCGGTCGGTGGGGATGTGGAGATCCACACATCCCCCGCTATTCCGGCATATGCAGTCATTTTAAATACTCCTTATGCCGCTTACGAATACGTGATAGCGCCTGTGCCTGTGAAAGAGAAGTCAACTGTCTGTGCGCCCTGCACGTCTGCCGATGGATCAATACCTGTTAAGATCGCTGATCCTGTAAAGCCATGCGGGGTACTTTGAACGTTGAGG